GCGAACACGACCGCATTTTTGGGGCGATAAAAGTCAAGAATCAAACACCTTGTTAAAAATTTAACAAAATGAGCAAAGGAAGAAAACCAAAACCGACGGCGATATTGAAAGCGCAAGGCACATTTGATGCCAGCCGTCACAAAAATAGATTGGAGGCCGACGGCATTCCATCAGCGCCAACGATTCAGTCGTCAGAAGAAACGTTCAATTATTTAGTGCGCAAGTTGGATGAACTTGGCGTCGTCGCAGAAATCGACGGGATGGCGTTGCAGATGTTGGCGGACGCGTGGGAGGATTATCAATTGCAACGTGCGGTGATTAAGGAACACGGACCAACGTATTCGACGACAACGGCGCAAGGCGATTTGATGTTTCGCCCACGCCCGGAAGTGACAATGATGAATGCGTCGTGGGCAAAGATTGAAAAGATGATGACGCAATTTGGATTGACTGCATCGTCACGCGCCAAGATTGAGACGCAAGAAAAGATTGAAACATTGGACGACTTGATTGGGTGATGACACACGACGAAACAAAATCAAACCGCATCATCAATTTCATTGAACGTGTTTGCACGCACGTCAAGGGTGATTTGGCTGGCCAACCATTTTTGTTGGAGCAGTGGCAAAAGGACTACATTCATAAATTGTTCGGCACGATGAACGCGTCGGGTCAAAGGCAGTTCCGAACGTCTTATGTTCAGATTCCGAGAAAGAACGGGAAATCAAATTTGTCGGCGGCCATTGCGTTGGCGATTTTGTTTGTGGAAAAGGAACAAGGCGCGGAAATTTATTGTTGTGCATCGTCACGCGACCAAGCAAAAATCGTGTTCGAGGTCTGCAAACAAATGGTGCGCAACTCCGCGATTCTGACAAAGAATTGCCGAACCTATCAAAATTCAATCGTCCTGAACGGAACCAATTCGTTTTTGAAAGCGGTGGCGGCGGACGCTGGTTTGCTACATGGTGCCAACGCATCGGCGGTCATTTACGACGAATTGCACACGGCGAAGAATCGCGAATTGTGGGATGTGATGGCGACGTCGATGGGTGCGCGTTCGCAACCATTGATGATTGCGATTACTACGGCGGGCGTGTTCGATACGAATTCCATTTGTCATGAACTCTATTCGTATGGGAAACGTGTTGAAGAAGGCGTCATCGAGGACAACACATTTTTGCCGTTGATATACGAGGCCGACCCGGACGACGACATCCACGATGTTGAGGTGTGGAAAAAGGCCAATCCAAATTTCGGCATCTCCATCAAACCCGAATATTTTGAAAAGATGGCGCGCGAGGCCAAGACATTGCCGTCGTCGGAAATCGCATTCCGACAATTGCATTTGAACCAGTGGGTGAACTCATTGGCGTCGTGGATTACGGACGACGAATGGATGAAATCGGCGGGCCATGTAGATTTGGAACAACTCAAAGGGCGCAAGTGTTACGCCGGTCTTGATTTGGCCGCCGTTGAAGATGTCACGGCATTTGTGATGGTGTTCCCTATGGACGACGAATCCATCAAGGTGGTGCCACGATTGTTTGTTAGTGAAGCGGCGGTGGAACGCCGTCGGAATCAAACGGGCGGTTCGTACGACAAGTTTGTCACCGCTGGTGAACTGATTGTGACGGAAGGGAATTCAACGGATTACGCGGTCATTGAACGCACCATCAAGGAATGCGCGGAAATCTTTGACATCCAGTCCGTGGCGTTTGACCGATGGAATTCCAATTCATTGGTTCAGCAATTGACGGACGCCGGGATTGAGATGGACCCGTTCGGCCAAGGTTTCATTTCTATGACGGCGCCGATTAAGAATGCGGAAATCTTGGTGAAGAAAAGATTGTTGCATCACGGCGGTCACGGAATGATGCGGTGGATGGCGGCGAACGTGGTGACGAAAAAGGACGACGCGGAAAACGTAAAGTTCAGCAAATCAAAAGCGGGCGACAAGATTGACGGCATTATTGCAATGATTATGGCGTTGGGTGAGATGATGACGATGGAAGGCAAGGACATGACGGGGACGTCGACATACGAAACGCAAGGTATTCGAATGCTATGATGAATTTAAACGACGCCCGCGATTTAGGATTGAAATTGTTTGAATTAGGGATGACGCCGTGGCTTGCGGAAACGGGCGACGGGTACATTGTGCGCATTCTTTTGGAAGGCGAAATCATCAATGTGTTCCGTTCTGATGTGGACCATTACGGCGACAACTAAAAAAAAATTCAATTTTTTTTCCACGGAATGTGAATTGTATTGTTTTTTTACTTAGATTTGAAGTATCAAACAAACAAAAACAACCACAAAATGGAACAATTCAGAATCGAAACACCGACAAAAACATTTGGAAAAGAAGCAAAAAAAATGCTAAAGGAAATTTTTCCAACTTGTGTTGAAATGAAATTCTACGGAACAAAGATGAATGGAATGGTGAATTTCTACGATGCAGACAAAAAGCACATTGGTTATTGGACTAACGAGGGTTTACAAAAGGGATATTTTAGAAATTTCTAAAAACCCACCACACCAAACGCCCCGCCCTGAAACAAAGGCGGGGATTTGGTGGTAGAAAGTGTCACATTTATATTTAGAGCAATGAACCCAATTGAACACATTACCATCGGCACCATCATCGAGATGGTGCGCACTGGCAAAAAATTCGTTGTGGATAGCATCACGCCGCAAGGAATCGTATTGAAAGAATGTTCGCGATTCGTTACGTTCTCGCGTTCGGCACTCAATGAAAGGTTGAAAAGAAAATCGGCCGTCATTGTAGAGCATTAAAGAAAACCGGGTCGTTCTGACCTTTAGGTTGTTTTTTGGTTTGGTAGGGACGCCGTGGTTGGCGTCCCTTTTTTATTGTTCAAAATCAACATTTTGCACGTTGCGGATGATTACGTACATTGACCCCGAATTGTACAATCATATTCAACCGAATGGCGGAGAATCAAAATCTTTTCGGGCGTATCTTGGGAGCGTTTAGAAACAACCCAAATCGTCCATCGACATCGTTGGCGAATCCGGCCGAATGGTTGTTTTCCGACAACGAATCGAAAACGGGAATCGCGGTGACTGAAACATCAGCGATGCAATTGTCGGCCGTCTTTGGTGCCGTTCGTGTTATCTCTGAAACCATGGCGACATTGCCGTGGCACGTTAAGCAAACGACCGACGGAATCGTCGTTGATGCCGAAGCGCATCCAATCAACAAATTGATTCACCATCCAAACGCAATGATGACGGATTTCACTTTCCGTGAGACGTGTCAAGCGCATTTGTGTTTGCACGGAAACGCATTCATCGCAATCAAACGTGACGGCGCTGGGAATCCATTGCAATTGATTCCGATTCACCCCGACCGCGTAGATGTGAAAGTTTACAAGGACGAAAAGTTTTATCAGGTCGACCAAAAAGAAACGTTCGACGATTCTGAAATGATTCACTTGGTTGGATTAGGATTCGACGGCGTTGTCGGCAAATCCGTTTTGGAGGCCGCACGTGAATCCATCGGCCTTGGATTAGCGGCCGACCAATTCGGCGGTTCATTCTTCGGCAACGGCGCAAACGTGTCGGCGGTGTTGACACATCCGGGTCGATTAAGTGATGAAGCATACAAGCGTTTGATTCGTTCTTGGACACAAAGAAATTCCGGTTTGAATAACGCACACAAAACGGCGGTGCTCGAAGAAGGCATGAAGGTCGAACGCATGTCCATCAGTCCGCAAGAATCACAATTCATTTCAACAAGACGATTCGGTGTTGAGGACATCGCAAGATTTTTCCGTTTGCCATTGGCTTATTTGGGTTCTATGGAGAATTCAAGCACACGTGCCAACGTAGAAGAACAAGGAATAATGTTCCAACGCAACACGATTTTGCCGTGGGTGAAACGCTGGGAATCTGAATTCAATCGCAAATTGTTCATCGGCAATGACTCAGCGTATTACATCCGATTCAATATGGACGGATTGTTGCGTGGTGATATTCGTTCACGTTACGAAGCCTACACAAAGGGACGTCAATGGGGATGGATTTCCGCAAACGACGTTCGCAAGTTTGAAAACTTGGCGCCAATCGAAGGCGGCGACGCATATTTGCAACCGATGAACATGGTTGAAGTAGGAACCCCACAAAGCGAAGAAAACGATGCCGTGGAGTGATTACCCCGAAGGAGCGAAGAACAACGCTAAAAAGGCGTTAAAACACCGCGAGGACAACGGAACCGATTGCGGCACACCCGTCGGATGGCAACGCGCCAATCAACTGGCAAGCGGCGAAGCGATTTCGGACGATGTTTTGGTTCGCACTTTTTCTTTCTTATCACGTGCTAAAGTCTACGACCAAGGCAAGTTTTTTGATGAGGATGGAAAGGAAATTTGCGGTTCGATTATGTATGCCGCATGGGGTGGCGACCCAATGTTGAATTGGGCAAAAAGAACGATTGAGAAAATGAAAGAAGATAAAGACGAAAGACACATCAAATCCGTGGTCGAAAATGATGAAGAAATCATCATCACATTCGGCAAAGGTGAGATGCAAGAAAACACCTACGATGAAGAACGCGCCGCGCCGGATGAATTGTCCGTCGGTGATTTCGTGAAATGGAATTCATCAGGTGGCAACGCTTATGGCCGTATCATCCAAGTGGAACGCGATGGCGAAGTTGAAGCCGATTCGGGTTTCATCGTGAACGGCACGGCGGATGACCCCGCCGCCCTCATTAGAATCTATCGATTCGATTCAGAATCGGACGCCTACGTTGAGCGCAAACCAGTGTTGAACGTAGCGCATCGATTCAGCGCATTGGAAAAGTTCGACGCTGAGGTTCGCAAATCATCAGTGGTTCGCGAGCAACGCGAATTCAGAATGGAAAGCGCAGAATTCGAAGGGAACACAATTCGTGGTTATGCCGCCGTTTACAATTCGGATTCTGAATGGATGGGTGGTTTTTACGAACAAATTGAAGCGGGTGCGTTTGACGGCGTTATGGACAACGACGTTCGCGCTTACTTGAATCACGACGAAAATTTATTGTTGGGACGTGTGTCATCGGGCACACTAAGAATCGGCACGGACAAACGTGGTTTGTTCTACGAAGTCGATTTGCCAAACACAACATATGCCAATGATTTGGTTGAACTGATGAAGCGTGGCGACATCAATCAATCGTCGTTCGCATTCCTTATCGGTGAAGATAGATGGGAACAACGCGACGGCAAGACCTACCGAATCATTTCAAAAGTATCACGATTGTTGGACGTTTCACCAGTTGCACAACCGGCCTATCCGGATGCAACGTCGGAACTAAAGACACGCGATTTGGAAACGGAAACCAAAGAGGAAACCAAGGCGGCCGCCGTAGAAGATACGGCATCCGAAGTGGTGGAAACGAAAGAAGAAGATTCCAACCTTTATTTGTATAAAAGTAAAATTCTAAATTTCTAAACGATGAAAAACATCGAATTGCGCGGACAACGCGCGGAGCTAATTAAAAACGCAACGGCAATCGTTGACGCGGCTCAAAAAGAAGGTCGTTCTTTGACTGGCGAAGAAAAGTCAAAATTCGACGCAATGGAAGCAGATGCAAGAAGCATCAAAGAACAAATCGACACGTTGGAGCGTGCGGCTGATTTGAAAAAAGAATTAGCGGCAAACGCTGAAGCACGTCAAGCGGCACCAAAGGCAACACGCAAAGGTGCATTCGAAAAGTACCTCCGCAATGGTATGGGTGCATTGACAAGCGAAGAACGTTCAATCATGGGCGAACTACGTGGAACAAACACGCAGGTTGCCGGAACGGACAACCTTGGTGGTTTCTTGGTTCCTCAAGATTTCAGCAACGAACTTGACATCGCGACTTTGTTCACTGGTGAGGTTGAGCGTGTAGCGAAAAAATTGAACACTGCGGGTGGCGCATTGTTGGATTACCCTACAATCAACGACACGGCTACGGATGCCAATTTAATCAGCGAGGCCGCGAGCGTCACAGTTCAAGACATGACATTCGGCAACAAGCAATTGAGCGCATACAACTACGCATCACAAGT